TTTTTTTCTGGTTATCATATATTTCTGATAACAAATCTGAGAATTTCTTCTTCCCAAAAACTTTCTGTTCAAGATTGCTCATAAGTATTATTTATTTATTATAAATATCTATACTTGTAAATCTCTAAAATTCATATAATCATTTTCAAGATAAAATTGGTAGTGGTCCTTGAACATTTTATATAACATCTCAGATATTTTTGTAATCTTTGGTGTTTTAAAATCTCCCTTCTCACGTACTTCAAAATATAAAGCTTTCTTATTAAAAATATCTATATTTTCTCGGGATCTGAATAATTCTAATATAGCATCAGCTACCTTAGCATCTTGTTTTTTAGGGAATAAAGTATAGATATTATTTGTGATATGTTCAATGTAATTATCTATAAAATCTGATAGTCTATCATTATGGTCCTTAGGGTCATCTAAGAGATAGGTATGTTTTGAGTTCTCTTTAAATAATTCATCTGTAGAAACAGAACTAACTTTTGTATTATAATTTTTATCATTATAAACTATTAACCACCTTTTAGTTATAGTACCAAAATATGAAAAGGCTTTTGGAGGTGTAAATTTTTGTAATTTAGCTAAACATTCTCCATCTACATTTAAGGTCTCAATGAAATCATTTATTTGTTGTTGGGTTACTTTATCTACATCACCAACATATGATAGAAATGAACCCTCTTTATATAAAGGAAATTGGGATGAAATCATTATATTTTCATGGAAAGCCTTTTCATCTAATATAATCCCATCTTCAGATCCCTCATGGTAATATAGAATTGGTTTTTTTAAGTAGTTTTTATAGGAGTAATATTTAAATTCTCGTGTAATTATTTTTTTAAATCTATCCTCTAAATTTTTTGGTTGGTTGTAAAGATGAATTTTTGATAATAAGAAAACAGTTATCTCATGTTGAAGATCTTCTAAATTATTTACTTCTGTATTGTAAAATTTAAAAGTATGGATTATATTTTGAGTTAATTTAAAGAATGCATAATGTATTCCTTTTTGATATAATCTACTTCTTAATATAGGATCTTCTAATTTATTATAAAGTATAATAGCATCCTCTGTTTCTTTTGTAAAATAATCCCTATTAGTTTTAGGTCTTCTTCTCTTTTTAATAGCCATTATTTGGTTTCTTTAACTTGAAATTCGTTTAAAATTGATTGGATTTGTGTTACTTGCTCAAAGAAAAATCCTACCTCATCATCTGACTTGAAAGTACCTTTAGCATCAATCTCTTTTAACCTATTATCTGAGAGTTCTATTACCCGAGATATACGGTCTAAGTATAGTAAATATGAAGATAAAATATCCTCTTGTTTTTCGTTTTTTCTGAGTAAATTAATTGTAGTAAACCCTAAAACTAATATTGATACGCCTAATATTATCGTTAATAAAATCATAGTTTCTGTAATAAATCATTTAACCCGTTACTTTTAATACTACCTAAAGCTTTATCCTTAATCTTTTTATCCGTTAATTTAACTTTAAAATTATCCTTTTTAGGTACTTCTCCTCTTAATTTAGGTAACCATTCTACCTCAAATTCAATTCTAGCAGCCATTAAATCACCTTGATGAACTATAAATGGAAGACTTGTTCTAGGTTTTTGACCTGGAGAATAACTCATAAAATACTTTTTATTAGCGTCATCATATAAACCATCATGTGTCTGAATTGTTATCATCTCATTAAATGAATATTGTACTCCATGAGCTTGTAGGAGAAATAATCCTCTATCGGGGACAGAAGCAAATGGAACTTTTTCATTAAATTTATATTCTTCACCTAATTTATCACGTCTCCAATTATCATCCTGAGTTATATATGAATCATGATTTTCATCTCCCATTTTACCTAAATCGTGATTTATAGCTGAGAATACTAATTCTTCAATACTATATGTTGAAGTATCTACACCCATCTCAATCCAGACATCATTTACTTTAAGGCAACATTCAATTACTCTATTAACATGATCAATATATCCCCCGGGAAATGCATTATGATACTCTTTCTTATACGAAGCAGGCATCAGTATTAACCGTTCTTCAAATTTCTTATAAAAATCTAATAATTTTTCTTTACGAGGGGATGAAATGTATTTATTAATATAGGATAAAAACACATCCCAATTTTCCCCAATCTCTTCTGCTGTTAATTTCATAACTTATTTTTTTATGTTTATATAAGGAGTACGTTACTCCGAGTGGCTAATTTATTTTTTAGTTAAGTCGTTAAGTTTTTTTTATTTCATCTTATAGTAGATGAATATGTTAGTTGTATAATTATTATTTAATTACTTAATGTAGTGAAGATATAAAAGAAAAGGGTGGGCTCCAAGCTATTTTAAAAGATTCTTTATCTTAAATAGAAAAGAACATTTTTCAAACTCCTCAATTTTTTCAAAATAACTTATTGACGAGGATAAACTAGTTTTAATATCGGAATTACTTAATTCATCCAAGGCTTCAATGCAATCTTCATTATCAAATTCAAATTGCTTAATCCAAAACCAAGCTCTAGTATGTAACATAAATTCACCTGCGTTATCAATGTCTTCAAGATCCATATCTGTAGTGGATTTAGAGAAAAGATTTATAACAGACTTTTTCCATTCCTCCCCATATATAATTACTTTAATAAACATTCCAATTTTAAAACGAAATGAGCTTTTATATAAACTTGAATTTTCCTCAACACCCTCAATAGGGTATTTATCAAAGATATCAAAGATTTTTTTTATATTTAAATCATCCATTAGTTAAAAGAGTTAATTCGCATTTCCAATTTACTAATTTCACCCTTCACTTCAGCTACCTCAGGAGTTAATTCTTTATATAATTTAGTAAGATTAGCAAAATCAATATTTACAGGATAGTAAGACCAAATATCATCTAATACACCATTAAGGTGATTATAAGTTACTTTTAAAGAACATAACTTATTTTTTAATTCATTTTCACTTTCCATGTCATTAATAAATATTCACGGAAATATAAGAAATTAAGATCATATAGGCACGTAATTATCCTCTTACTAAGGCTACAGCTATAACCACCATCATCCGGCTATACGTATATATTAACGAATTATCATTTACCGTGTTTTAACTTACGGTTATACGTTTTAATTGAGCGATGTATTTTATGTTTAGCAACCCAACCATTGGTACCTTCCAACTCCACCTCACGGCTTGTCTTTTTATCCCACTTACGTATTTGTTCCTTAGAAACTTTCATGACTATAAATATCGTTTTCCTAACTTTTTTATACTAATTTCAACTTCCTCCAAACCGATTTGAAAGAATTCTTTTTGGTTATTAGTACGATAGGGCTTAAAATGTTTATGTAACTCACCTTCTAACCGCTCAGCATTAAAGCATCTATATGCATATTCAACTTTAAAAGGCAAAGCCACGCCAGTGCCACGAGAAAGCTGTTTAGCGCGTTCATCCGGCTTTTTAGCAGTATACCCAATTTTAAGTAATCCAGGCATAGTGGGGTTAGATAAAACATAAACCCACGAATCCCCATCACCTCCTCGGTTTTCATAGATATTTTCCTTACGTGCTGTGTAGTAAGTGACAATTTCCCACTTAGGATCAGCAGGATCCGGGGTTAATGTGAAATAAGATATTTCCCCATTGAGTAAATCATCACTATAGGGGACTAAATTATTGGATTGTTCTACTGTTATACGTTTCATATGATTTTTATTTTTGATAGCCTGAGATTATTAGCGGATTATGTTTTGCTTAGTATTTAAAATCTTGAATCACCTAATCCTGTTTTATGCCATGGTAAACCATTATGATCTCTCAATGCTTCGGCGTGACCTTCTTTTGTATATTGAATACCATATATCCAATACTCTGCTAATTTTTCATCACCTTGAGGAATATATGCTGGGCCACTCCAATAATGCATTTTATTATCTAATGAGTACCTCACAATTGATCCATCTGGTGTTTTGATTTTTCTAACGTCTTTTTCTTTTGTCATTACTGCCATAATTTACTATTTATTTATTTGT